AAAGTTTCCTCAGTACGAGTTTGACTTACTGTAGACAACTGTCTTGTATCTGCTAAATTATTTTTCATTAGGTTATCCAGAAGGTTTTAATGTTTGGCACTGGGTCAACCTGACCTAAATTAAATTTAGTAAACCAGTCACCATAAGCATTGGCAAAGGCAATTGTATCAATGATACCATCGAATGCCTGTAGTACTAAACTTTCTCTACTGAAAGATAAAAATTGTTTTATCAAATCTAATACCAAATCAGTGTCTCCAGCCTGTCCTGCAGAAATTAAATTACTACGCAATGTATCAAATCTATTGATCACCTGAGACTGTGGGTCATCCGCTCTGCTTAGAATTCTTGTTTTCACTCTTCCCAATGCATTGTTGTATTCATTTTGAGTGATGTACCCAAAACCAAGAGTGTTCCTTGAATTGCCAAGCGGAGGAGATCCAGTTTGCAAGGCATAGATATAGGACTGGCGTGCATTCAACAGATCTGGATCGTCTGCCACTACCGAAGCGTACAGCGGGTTATTCAGCAGCGAAGCCATTCTGTCATTTAGGAAATTCAATCTTGCAGCGTCTTCAGAGGTATTAACTACCAGGTCATCTATTTCATTTTGTAAGGCAGCAAATTTCACAACAAAATTGTTGCTGAGTACTCTTGCATTAGGCGAAGGCGGAATTGGTTGAGTCTGAGGATTTCCTTGTCGTACCCCACTAACAATATTCTCGCTGGTATTCAAACTTATTCGTTGTCGTGCAGCAAGTTCTTCTGACAATTCTTCTACACTATAGTTAGCTAACTCTCTTATGCCTGTGGTACCCGGTACAATTGTAGCAGTCGATGTACCAGTCAACCGCGGAAATGACGGTGTTCTAGTTGGCGTCTGATATCCTGTAGCAACCACTTCGTTACCGCTGGTAGCTCTATAGTCAACTCGGTTAGGTGTTGTATTATCTGTAACTGGGGTAGCTGGTCTGTTCACTGCTATCCTAGTGTCTGCCCCAATGTTGTTACTACTTCCTCCAAGAATCTGTGTAGCACCGGCCACTACCAGCCCCCCGCCGGCAATCAACAAGTAGGGATTTACTCTTGATATACCGCCAGCAATGTTATTTGTAACATCGCCTATGTTAGGAGCATTTACGGTGCTCAAAGGATTTTGCCCAGTCAAAACTGCTTTGGAAACTTGTTCAATTCCTTCTACCCGTAACACTTCGCCAATGTTAACACCTTTGAAGGTTTGGGTTGCTCTGTTAATTTTTGTAAAGGCGCCAGCAAAATTACCTTGCGCTAAATCTGCAAGTGCTGAATCAATGGTACCAACTAGGCCGCCAGGTCCAAAAACACTGCGAGTGGATCCTGCTGTCAATGAGCTTGGTGTACGATCATACAAAAGCAATAAACTGTCTCCAAAGGTATCATCGGTTACATAGCCTTTGAAATATTTTACTGCTTCATACGATACTTGCATTTCGTGTTCAAGTAAATTTGATCCTTCTGCAACATGTTCGCCGTGTTTGAAAGATGTTATCACCGGATTAATCAGCATGTACTCACTGAACCTCCCTTGAGTAAAGCTGAATATGCGAATTGACTTGATTGGATGATAATCTGGTGCAGGAGAATTAAAAAAGGGAGAAAATGGTCTTAGTCCGTAGCCCCATGTGTCTTTTTGTCTTGCTTTGTATTTGTGATCTTGAGCGTACAATGCTGGGTCGTGCTCACTGTCTTGATAAAAATAGCTCATGTAATCATACCAAAATTCTCTTACAATGTCAGCACTGTCGTCGTGAAATTTTAATGATACTGGATCATACTTGAGTTTTTTTTGTACAATGTTGGCACGATTGTATGCGTTAAAAACTTGATTATCAATAGTATACTTTGGTAGTGACACACTCTTGCACAAAGCACCAAGTTGCAGTCCTTTGGTCAATGGCGTAAACAGTCCATCATCAGAATCGCCGGCTGCTTTGTAATCAAACAGCACATAGAACATGTGCGCAAATTTTGGGCTGCGCAGAAACGATTCACTGACAAATATACGACTGGCATGTGCATAGTCTTTGACTGTGCTACTGGAACCAAAGCCTTTCAATACATTGTCTAACAAACTTGGCATAAAAATTTCCTGTTGTTATTATTTATCACCAAAAAAATAGCCCGGACTAGCCGGGCTATGTTCGTCATCTGACTCTTCAGTTAGTTAATACTGGTACCTAGCGTTCTGCCAATTGCTGCACCAACGCCTGCTACACCTTGTGTTTGAATTGCATTGTCGTATTTCAATGTCAACGCAATTTTAACAGGGTCATTAGATGTATAATTCATTTCACCATAGTTTACTGCGCTGAGCAAGCAACCATAGATTTCCCAGGTCTCTAATACATTAGGTTGATTAGCACCATTGCCGCCGTCTAGCATTTCACAAACTGTGATAAATTTGTAGTCAATACCAGATGCTGCACTGCTCTGTTCCATAAAATCAAATTGTTTCTGTAATTGCTCGCCAACCAATCGACTGACATTGCCCGGGGCATCGTCGCGCAAGTTAAGGGTGATGTCTTGCCACATTGGCTTGCCTATTAATTTTACTCTGCTGTTGTAAGCATCAACAGTGATTTCATCAAATTGAACCTGTGGACGAGTAAAGTCCATTACTTGTTTGGTCAATTCTGTTTTTGGATTACTAACACCAAACCCGGTGAATGTGATCCGGAATCTGTATGACAACTTTGGCATCAACAGACCCTGTGCTGATGCACTTTGGTTTGTTACCAATGGTACTGTGAATTTAGATAATGATGCAACAGCCATTTTTATTTTCTCCTATTACACTTATTTATGGGTAAAGTTGACCAAAATGGAGTAGGTGACCCTACTCCATTATCTGGTTATATTATCTACCGCCTCCTTCGATGGCACCAGGATTCTTCAAACGAATTGGAATGTAGATAAATTCCACACTCTTCATTGGCTCGATCGCAATGTCAACATATAGTTCATTTCTTGCAATACGATCGCTGGTGTTGTTGCTAGTATCGCAAACAACCAGGTAATCATATATGCCGCGCTTGGCGATCAAGTCATTCATAGCACCTTCAATTGCTGTTTTAATTTGATCGCGGGTGCTCTTGTCATTTGGTTCAAACAAGTAGCTGTTACTGATGCTGGTAAGGATTGTACGAATGTAGTTTACCAAGCGACTTACATTCACGCGATCTGTGCTTTGAGCAATAGGACTGCGTGTTTTGTTTCCGTAAACAACCAATCCTGCACCTGGCAACAAACTGATAGGATTAATACGCAATTGATACAGTGTATCTCGCTGCCCTTGTGTAATGCCTGTACGAATGAAATTACCAGTTGTGTAATCAACATATCCAACCGCAGTAGCATTATCCACTAGACCACGACGAGTGCCTGCTGGCGCAAACCACTGATATGCTATGTTGTCGCTGTAGATAAATGTGCGCAGTGCCATATGGCTTGCTGGAACCACAACTTCATTGCCGTTAATGTCATTGCTTAAACCTGCTGGATAGTATACACCAGCATACACACTACCAGAAGTTTCGTTGTTATTACTCCATGCTGTGAGTGCAGTACTGGTTGGCGGTAGATCCAATGGAGTATCGCCAATTATAAAGGCTGTTTCGTTACGATCCACATTTAATGTTACCATGTTGGTTATCAACTCAGGATAGCCAGGGCAAGCAATCAAATTAAACTGATATTGATCTTCGCGAATATCAGTATTGCTGTCAATGGCAGCTCTGAGTGCCTTGATTACCATTTGACGCTGAGCACGATGTCCATGATAAGGATTACCGCTGGTGTCTACACCACTGGCGTTTACCCAGGTACTGGCAAAATCAGGAATAGTTCCCACTTGATTAGTACCAGTGTCGTCTGCGTCAGGATAGGCAGTTGTATTGAATTTGTCATTGACAAATTGTTTTACATTCATACCATTACGACGAGTGTTCCACAGCAGTGTGCCGCGTGGATATAGTCTAAAGTCCGGAGCATCTAAATCAATGTAATTGCTCAACACCATGGTCGCAATTTCTGGAATGTCGCCACTTACTGGGTCAACAATACCACCCACGCTGTTGCCACTGTTATCTAAACTAGCGTCCCAACGGGCATCGGCAAACAGAATACCGTTTTGTGTAATTGTATCTGCTTTGTCAATGATATTCCATTCGGTAGCATCATAACGATATAATTTAGGAAAGTTTTCTAAATCAGCAGTGTCAACCCAAAGATCGCCGGCTACCAAACTTGTGCCATCACTCTGCAGAGTTGGCTGCGTAGCTGAAAAAATTGGGCCAGCTGGGTCAGTGTTGCTTAGATTATAGCCACGAGCATCACTGGTTACTGTGCGGTATCCTTTCCATCCGTTGGTGCCACAAATCATTACATCAGCTTCGGTAGCATTTCCATAATACCACAGTGTGCCATCTTCTGGGGCCACATATGGAGTTTCGACACTAAAGGTCAAAGCAGTACTAACTGCGGTCCATTTACTAGCACGAATTGCACCTGTATATACGCCACTGTATTCATATTCAATGCCAGCAGTGCTAGTGGTAAAACCAGCTGTGGTAATTGGATTACCTCCACCAGCTGTGGTGTCAATCAATACAATTTCGCCGCCGGAGCGATGAAACAGGCTGATAGCACCATTGGTCTCTTTTACAGCATACACATCTGGAATGTTACGGCTGAGAATTAAGCTAACAAAAGCATCAGTTGTGGTTGATGCTATTGCAAAACTGCCGCTGAAAGTGTATGCTGTTAGGCTAGCAGAGCCTGCTGCACTTACTGCTAGAGTAAATGTGTGTCCAATAGTAAAGCTGCTGCTTGGAACAGCGCCTGTTACTTTAAGAGCACCAGTGCCTGTTCTTGCATACACTTTGAATGTGGCAGGATAACCATCTAGACTGCTGTGCTGAACAAAAATACTGCCGTCAGCAACACCACTGCCGCCATTCAATGGATCTAACCCATAAGTGGCTGCCTGTCTATTTTCATACAACGGAGCAGCCAGTGAAGTAAAACGACCAGTTGTGCTGTTGTATTTTTTAATTGCCCAGCTAGCGCCACTGCCAGTTGCACTGGTTTTGATCCATACAGACCCTGTGGGTGCTGGAGTTGCTTCGCCTGTGGCAAAAGTTGGAACATCTGTGTAGGCACCAAAATCTAAAATTGGTGCATAGTAAGTGCCCGCAGTCAAACCAAGTGCTGTTGCACCTGCACCTGAGGCAATAATAATCTTGCCATCAGCATTGCTACCGTCACTCATTGCAGCGGAGGTTGCGCGGAGAACCAAACGACCGTTACTGTCAATTTCGGCGCGAATTCCATCACCATAATTGGCTGCAAACGCACTATTGATACTAGTAACTACCTCTGCACCAGTGGCTTGTGCGCCTGCACCAGTGATGGTTACCACAGTACCGTTAATAGTAACTGATACACTGCCTGTACCGGACACTTCGTTGCTAGCGTAGGTACTGTATGTGCTTTGTACAGTTGTCCATGCTTTCTGCCAGTCAGCTGTGCCTACTGGCACCCATTCGTTACTGGCATTTTTGTAGAACAAAGGATGGTTAACATTTCGTGCTACAACGGCATAGGTACCAACTTGGCCAACGCTACTGTTTGGAGTATTCAACGCATCAGATTGAACATCGCTAGCAGCGGTGATAATGGTTGGTGTAATTTTGCTGTGTGACTGGGTGGTCTGACTCCACTGATACACACCAAAGTCTGTGTTGGCAAGATCCAACCACAAGAACCCATTTGTTACTTCGCCCTTAGGACGAATACTGGTGGCTGTAAGTTGCTCAAGATCAATATCTGCACGAATTACAAAGCACTGACTACCAATGCCTAATGCACTATACGCTGCTTGCAAACCATATTCGTTGCGCTCGTCGCCGTGCAAGCTGGCGCCGGCACTGGTGCGGAATGTTGGGTATCCTAAACTGTTAATCAGCTCGCGTTGGCTAGTGAAGCTTAATAGCTTGCCTGCGTTTGCCTTGGTGGTGCCAGCAGCAGTTGTACCAGTTGCTGGACTAGTTTTGTCTTGTTGCGTTGCTACTAGAATCAGAGGAATTGTGCCGGTACCTGCGGGTACATACTGGCTCTCATCTGTAACTGTAATACTAACGCCTGGTGAAGTTAAAGTTGCCATGTCGTCTGTCCTTTATATTTGACGGTTCTAGATATTTATTTGGTTTTGGCAAAACAACCAGGTTACAGGAGCCTTTATAAAGGTCTCCTATAAATATTTGCATGAATGAACGCAATATGTGTGGGGCTTGCCATCAACAGCAGGTGGCTATAAACTATATTCGCAACGGTAAAACTTATTTTAGAGCCGTATGCGGCACTTGTGCTAGGAAAGGCAAAAGATTAAAGCCCAGTCCACCACAATGGTACAAAAGCGGATACAGAAAAAAACCGCACTGTGACATGTGCGGTTTCAAAGCTGAGTTACCAGAAAAACAGCTTGGAGTTTTTCATATTGACGGTAATAAACGCAACACTGATAGAAGCAATCTTAAAACTATATGCCTAAACTGTCAGCAAGTGGTTTATAGATCGCGACTTCCTTGGCGTGCTGCGGACCTTGTACCAGACTTCTAATCTGAGTGTACAAGTCTTCAATCTTACCATTGTTGTTTATAATCATGTCAAAATCTGTTCCAGCCCAGCTGGTTTCACTGGCATGAATATTGTTATTTGACAACCACAGTTGTGCTTTGGTGTCGCCTGCGTTGGCTCGTTCAGCTATTTCGTACCAATGGGGTACAGCACCGCGCTGTATCCACACAATTTTTCCACCCTGAGCTCGTATAGCTTTTACTTCATTAGGAAAACGCACATCGCTGATCACTGTATGATCACTGCGTTTGGCCAGTCTGGATTCCAGGGCTGCAATCCAAATATCATCATGAAAGTTGTTACGCAATACATCTGTACCCCAGTATTGTAAAATCCACCGCGGAGTCAAATGCGGTATATTGAGCCTGGTAGACCACCATTCATCCACTTGTTCACGCCAGGCACGAGCTTCTGGTGTGCGTCCTTCTATCAGTTCTCTGTCCCATCCAAACACAGCACTTACTGCATCTTTGAGTGTGTTAGCAAAACTGTCACGACGAAATCCATGAAAGCCAACCAGATAATCTGCTGCGGTGTCTTTGCCTGCGCCTATCAAACCACAAATGCCTATGATCATAAAAAAGCCCCTGAGTATGGGGCTAGTTTACAACAAATTTTGATGAATGTCAAACACCATATTTGTTCTTTTTCTTTACAGGCACCAGACTTTGTTTGTTTGTGTCTTTAAGTTCAAGGCTACGCATGTTACCTTTGTTTAGATCTTTATAGTTAGCTCCAACCAATTTGTAACTTTGCTTCAGCATGTCATCTTCTTCTTTGGTATAAGGATGTGCGGTGTGTTTTTTACCAAAAAAAGTTTTTGGATCCATGTTAGCTGTATTGCCTTTACCGTCTGCGCAGGCCAGAGCCAACCCTAAACGAAAATGCGTATAATCAGTGTTGGATCTTTCAGCATCGCTGAACAGATGCAAACCTGGGTTGGACTCCTTGTAGTTGTTAGGCACACTGCCAGCACGAACTTCATTTATAATTTCACGAATTTTCATTTAGCAGTTCCATTTCCTCAAAGCCAATGCTTTGCGTGTGGGTTTACCATTGGGCTTTTTCATTGGGCCTTTGACTCCGCCCATTCTTGCACAAAAGCTCTTACGGCGTTTTGCAGCTTTGCTACCTTTTTTGAGTTTGCTTGGTTTAGTAGTGACAGCCATTTGCAACTTACTACCTGGATTTTCTCTACGATAACTTGCCACACCTTTGCGATTAAGTCCACCTTTTTTGCTCTTGCCTTCTTTGCGCCGCCATGCCGCAGTTTCAAACAGTTGGTTGTCGTTCATGGCTTCAAAGTTTTCCCATACTGCATCAACGGTGGTATGTGTTGCTGCGGCAACTTCTTCTGCAAAAATTTCCATTGCTTCATACATTTCAGCAATTTCAGGATCTTGAATTTCATCCTCGCTTTTCATGTAATCCCACACTGTGACCAGCATGCTTTTGGCAACAGCAATCTTTTCCTGACACCATTCAGGTAAATTATCACCTGTGTTGATTAGTTCGTCAATACCTTGTACTGCTCGCTCAAGGGTCTCTAAATTGTTATCTGCCATTCCTGCTTCGTCGTCGTATTCAGGATTATAATTTTCTACAATGTCGTTGGTTTTCATGTTTATCCTATTACCCATGTGTATGGTTGACTACCGTCAATGAAACGCTTTAGCTCTTCTTCTAGTGCATCCATTTCGGCTTTTGCTTCGGTTTTAAGCGCAGATCCGTTCAGTTGTGTGCCGCCTTGTGGGCCAGCAATTTGCGCAAATTTTTCTCGGGCCTGGCCCAACATGTCCTTGGCTGTGGCCAAGGCATAATCTGCTATCCAAGGATATATTCTATCGTCGTTGAGTATCATGCTTTCAGGCTTCTTGTTGTAGATCCATAGCAGCACTGTTTCAGAAGGATCTTCATTGCCCGGTGCATAGATATTTGTTTTGTTTAGTTCGTATCCATTCACCACTGTGGCACCAAGAATTTCTTTGCTTTCAATAGTAAACAGCGTGTTGCCATTGGATGCTGTCAAAACTTCATAGGTGTTGTTGTATCCTGTAACAGGACAATTGATAATTCCAATGGTACTACCTACCGTGACTATGTCCCAAGGATCTTGCATTTCAAAAGTGATTGTACTGCCTACTGCTGTGCCGCTGGCGCTGAGAGTTTTCATGCGGCGATAGTTGTGCCCGGTGTTGGGCATTTTGCGCACAAGTGTCAACTTCTTGGTAACTGGATTCCAGGTAAAATTCATGTAGCCGCCAAACATGCGCATGGCCAACTCTTGGTATTGACTGAACAATTCGTAGTTGACCAAGCCACCCACACGGCCTGCTACCAACATATAGGTATTCAAGTAACCTGATGCAAATGGTTCAAATTGGCTGGCAGTGGTACCTGTCACGCTGCCAATACCTCTGCGGAACACTTGACGCACAGTTTGTATTTCAGCTGGCAGGATATATTCTTGTGTTTCTGGCAACAGCTCAAGGAAAGCATAGCTTTCTTCTTCGGCATTTTGAGCTCGTTGTCTGTATCTTGATAGAGCTTTGTCTATTGCAGTCTTGTAGTGCGCTGGATCCAGTTCCACATCAACCATGCCGTCACCAAGGCGAAAACGGATATAGTCTTCTAATTCTTTTCGCTTGGTACTGGTAGCCGTGAGTCCGGTTTCATCATAGGCAATTGGACCCGGGCCGCCCAAGCTGTCTGTTGTTAGAGCTTGCCTTCCGTTGAGTCCTGTTTTGAGTGTGGCCATAAAAAATCCCCGTATGCTGTATTTAGCACACGGGGATTTTGAACTATCTTTGTTATTGAACTTTTAGCAACAGCACATCGGCGTTGATACGCCCGTTTAGTTTGGTTTCTGTGGCCTTGATGTTTGTAAGGAATGCTCGCAGTTGCACTTTGCCAGATTTCATAAACTCAATCAATTGCTGTTCTGGTTTTCTCAGCGTTTTTTGCACACTCTTGGTCTCATCAAAATCCAAGATAGTTGTACCTTTTACACTTATGCCACCTTTGTAGGCGCCTGGCACATACTTGCCCAACTTGCGTGTTTTTGTGTTGTACACCCAAAGTTCTGCGGCTCCAACAATGTCCACTGGATTGATGCTCACCAGTTTGAGTTCTTTGCTCTCTTTGGCATATTTGAGCTTGGCTACTAACTTTTCTTTGCTAGGGCTTTTCTTTACTCGCAGTTTCTTAGTGGCTTTCTTTACACCGCGATACTGTTCCACTGCCTGTTGCAGTTCGTCTAGCCAGGCATAGATACGCTTGTAATCAGCAGCCTTGAAATGCTTGTAGGCTTCAATCAATTGGTCATCCTGCTTGGCCTGTGCGGCTTCAAACTCTGCACGAGTCTTGTCAAATGCCGTTTCAACTTTACCAAGTTGTGCTTGTGGCACATTTTGTGAAACCAAAAAGTCGTAGGGTTTGAAGTCACCTTTGACATCAATTACCACATCATCAAAATAACCTTCTAGCTCGCCAAGAGTAGCTGACATCTTTTCGTTCAAGCGGTCCTGAATAGTGGGAACTTTGACTGCGGGCTTGGGGGCTTCCGCTGAAGATGTTTCGTCATCGCCTTCGTTATAGTAATCATATTTTTCGCAAACATCTCGTACCATGGTTTCAAGATACGCAGGAATCCTGCCACGCAGTGGCATGCCTTGGTTGTGTGCGGCAATAATACTACAAGCGGTCATTGGCACCCAACGACTTTTGATAACCTTGCCAAGTTCTGTTTTACTAACAGCAAACAGTTTCTGTTCTTGTAGCCATTTGATCAAGTCTGGTTTGAGATCCTTGCTGGCATAGTGGTAATTGTAGTAATAAAAACTTCTACGCAAATGATGGTCAAAATCTGCGTCGCTCATGGCAAGGGCTCGTTCGGTATCCCACTGTGGCTCGTAGCCTGTGTACTTTTCATCTGCTAAATGTGCCCGGCGCACAGCGGGTTTCTTTTTTGGAGGTGCTTTTATACTTTGTCCTCTTGTTGCTTTTTTTGCAACAGGTTTGCTTTTAGCGGCTGTGGTCATACATGCTCCCAAAGTTTGATTACTTTGTAATTATACGCAAAAACGGAAAAAAGGTCAACCATGTTGCAAATATGCTAACATCAGCCATTTTTCGTACTCATTAATACTTTCGTTTATCTGAGCGCGAAACTGGTCTGCCACAGGACTGGTTGCTTTTTTAGTACGACGAAGCACCACTTCTTCTGCACCCAACTTTTGCACAAGACCTTCTATATGACCCAACATCCTGGACAGGTCCTTACGACATTTGGTTGGCGCAGCATGCATATTATTACGCAATTCTGCTCCAACTTTGTCCCAATCTACGGCAGTTTGTACTCGCATGGATCTAGTGTAACAGCGTTTTGAGCTAAAGTCAATATAGATAAATATCACAAAAGGATACCAAAATGCCACGCTTGAGCCTTTGGCGCGAAAATCATGGTAATGATTATAAATTCATAGATCGCAGGATCAGCGAAATGTTCACCATTGGTGGTACTGGTGTTTTGGTACACAAGTATTTGGGCACAGAAAATAACAATTCTGGTACTGATGCTACTCGTCCAGATTATGTAACTCAAAGCGAACTGAATATTCAAGATTTATTGTTCTTAGAAAATCGTGACAGAAAGTACGACGCCGATGTGTACAGCATGCGCGGAATCTATCAAGTGCAAGATCAAGATTTTGACCTAAGGCAGTTTGGCATTTTTCTAGCACAGGGCACCACATTCATGACATTCCATTTGAATGACATGATACATCTACTGGGAAGAAAACTCATGTCAGGTGATGTGTTGGAACTCATGCACCTGCGTGATTTTCACAGCCTGGACCCAAATGTTCCGTTTGCTTTGCAACGCTTCTATAGTGTAGTTGAGGCAACTAGAGCAGCCGAAGGATTTAGCCCTACATGGTACCCGCACCTATGGCGAGTAAAACTACAGCCGCTGGTTGATAGTCAAGAGTACAAGGACATTCTTAACAAGATATCTGCAGATCGTGATCCGTTTACTGCCAACAATGCAAATACTGCAACCAGCATAGGAAGCATATTGAGCAGTTATCAACAATATCTTGACATAAACGAAGCAGTCATCGAGCAAGCAGAAGTAGAAGTTCCCTCTAGTGGCTATGACATCAGCAAGTTCTATACAGTGCCTGTGGAAAACAACAAACACAGAGACCCACTGGGTTATCGTGTTAACAGCAACGGCGTGGTTGATACCAGCAGTGTAAGCACCACAGCGGATTCTGGTCAGGCAACACCAAATGCCAAGATACAAGGTTACCTAACCGGCGATGGGCTAGGACCCAATGGATTAGATGTAGGCATGGGTGTGGCGTTTCCAGGCGACCCCAAGAGTGGTGACTATTTCCTACGCTTGGATTATGTTCCAAATAGACTGTTTAGATACAGTGGTAATCGTTGGGTCAAAATTGAAGACAAAGTACGAACCAACCTTACACCTGGTGCTAACAACAATGAAACTCAACGCAGTATTTTTGTAAACAATACCGGCACATTTACCGACCTGCAAGGCAACACTAGGCCGCAGCGTCAAAGCCTTAGCAAGGCACTTAGACCAGAGGCAGATAATTAATGGCTGTTCAATTTTTTTACGATAATCAAATCCGCAGGTTCTTGCTGCAATTCACTCGGATGGTCAGCAACTTTCAAGTGCAGTTTGGAAAAACTGATGCCGCAACCAGTCAACTGGCTTTGCAAACTGTTCCGGTGTTTTATGGCGACGCCAGCAGACAGGCTGCTCAAATTCTAGCACGAAACAGTGAAAATGTTTTACAGGCCGTACCAGCCATGGCATTTTATATAAGTTCGTTGCAGTACGACAGGCAGCGTATGCAAGAACCAAACTTCATTGGCAAGATGCAAATTCGCGAACGCATGTATGACCCAATTACAGGCATGCAAACTGACCAGCAAGGTGATACTTACACTGTTGAGCGCCCTATGCCTGTTCCGTATCTTATGACTATCAAGTTGGATATATGGACCAGTAACACTGAACAAAAGTTGCAACTCATTGAACAAATTGCTACCTTGTTTAATCCTGCCTTGGAGATACAAAGCACTGACAACTACATAGATTGGACTAGTCTTAGCTATGTTTTACTCACTGACATGAACTGGAGCAGCCGTACTGTGCCGGTTGGAACAGAAGATCCTATTGACATTGCAACCATGACTTTTGAACTACCAGTATGGATTGCTCCGCCTGCCAAGGTTACTCAGATGGGGGTTATCCAAAAAATTATTAACAGTGTGTATGACAGTACTGGTGCATTGGACAAGAGCATATTTGACGAAGACAAAATTTTAATTAGACGAGCATTGACTGTTCTAAGCTACGGTGTAGTGTTGATTGGCAATAAGCTACGGCTAGTATCCGCCAGTTCAGCGCAAGGGGACAATTCTATAGAATCTGATGATGTGGAAGTGTATGACAACGATCCTCAGATCTGGCGTAGCATTATCAACCAATACGGATCTTTGGAAAATGGTATAAGCCAAATTCGTTTAGACATGCCCAATGGTGGCGAACTGGTTGGAACTGTGGCTTATGATCCTACTGACGACACTTCGTTGTTGTTTGGAGTGGTAAGTGATACAGTGCCTGTGAACACCTTGACTGCAATTGATGCTGTGGTCAACCCCCACAAGAATTCTGTCATTGACCTACTGTTTGACAACATGGGTAACTATCAAGTTGCTGCTGGCACAAGATACCTTATACTTGAAGACATAGACGATTTACCAAACACTGATTTTTCACAAGCCTGGAATCCGAACGGAAAACCACTTGTGGCCAGGGCCAATGATATTGTATACTATGACGGTAATGCATGGCAAGTGGTGTTTGATAGTAACTCTGCCAACGAAGTAGAGTATGTGACCAATACCGCTACCGGAGTACAATTACGCTGGACTGGTGCCGAGTGGATCAAAAGTTACGAAGGATTGTATAGAGAGGCAGAATGGAGAATCGTTTTGTAGAAAGTTGTGGTGCACTTATCTATGCAAAAGACACTCATAGATATTTGTTCTTGCTGCGTAGCTCAAGCAAACACAGAAACAGCTGGGGGCTAGTCGGCGGCAAAGTTGAACAAGGCGAAACAGTTGTTCAAGCCTTGCATCGAGAAATTTTAGAAGAACTGGGTGGGGTTATTGACAATGCCAAACCTGTACCAATAGAAAAGTTTACCAGCACCAATCAACAGTTTTCATATCATACTTTTATGATTGTGGTTGACGCAGAATTTATTCCTGTGCTCAATCACGAACATACTGGGTTTTGTTGGGTACCATTGGAAAACTACCCTAAACCTCTACACCCGGGTGTATGGCGTACATTCAAATTTGATGAAGTAATTAGTAAGATTAAAACTATCGAAAAACTGAACTCTTAGGTTACGCCTATGTCAGCTTCAATCAAGTAGGCCTGAAAATGAATCTGTCTGAAATTTGGTAACTTGCTCCAACTAGGCGGACAAACATAGTTAGGTGTAGAAGTTACTCGTACAAATTCAACTTCATTGTACATGCTCATGACTCTTTCCATGCTCATAATCCAGTAATCATCACTGTAGTTGTGATTGATAGGAGCATAACCATGACTACCAGCATACACTGTGTTGTTGTAATATTCGCCTGCGCTGTTATCAAATCCAATAAGATATACTTTCTCGTGACCGTCAAAACAAGCCAAGTATGTGGCTATGGTGCCTGCATTGCTAATAAAGTCTTGCGGTATTAGATAAAATTTGTTAGGATGTCGAATTATTTTATCACTGTTGGCATAAACAATATGCCTGTCGCAATAACCACTTTGCGCAAGTTCGTTGGTAATATCGTCGCCGACTGTGACTAAAAATGTTGGTTCGTATTCTCTATAAAGAGCGTTACAGCCATAGGTTTGCATACTGGTAGCACCTAGTCTGCCACTAAGATGTTTAACAACTAAACCAATTGGGAAAATTTTTCTACTGTTGCCATTGCCAATTACTGTGGCAATTTTGCTTATGTGATTGTTTGCTACTGCTGTTGGAATCCACTCTGTTTTGTATAACCATTCACTGTTCCTAAAGGCTGCTTCGGTGGTAATGCGCTCACCACCGTAGTTAGCACGATAGATTTTGTTTAGTTTTTGCAAACATCATACCCCGAATATAATCACAGCGCCATCTATGTAACTTTTAGGAACAATTGAGTTTGCTGTAAAATTCGAAGCCGGCGCAACGGTATACGACAGTGTGCCACCAATTGTAACGTTGTCTGCGTTCAAGTTGCCGGTGAATGTTGGGCTGGTTAGAGTCTTGTTAGTTAAAGTCTGTGATCCAGTCTTTGTTACAAGCTCTGCAATACCGCCAGCGGTGGAACCGTCATGGACAATGAGGGTATCTTTATCTGTGTCAAGTGTAACCTCACCTAGCGCACCAGTAAAGGTGTTGTGCTGTGTTGTAGTACCTCTACGAAATTGTACTTGTGTTGCTGGCATTTTATGCTATGCTCCCATAATCTCTAGTTAATCCAACTGGATTGACAATCAACCCGTAATCGGCAGAAAAGTTGTCTGTGGTAACTTGTGCTCCATTAACGGTCACTTGACCTTGGAAGTCAAAATCGTTTGGTGTCATCCAAACGCCGTCATAGATGCTGATGTTGCCATAGGTTCCATTGTAACCAATGCTGATGCCGCCACCTCTTGCCTGTGTAGCGTTAATTGCATTATTTGCTAGTGTGATGTTTTTGTCATTGGTAGTAATTTCTGTGGTGGCCACAGTGGTAGTGTTACCAGCCACATACAAATTACCAATAACATAAACATCGCTAAGGGCACTAACCAGTCCGCCCACATTCAAGCGTCCTACTACGCCTGCGCCGCCTGTTACCACTAAAGCACCAGTGGTTGGGCTCAAACTACTAGCGCCGGCAATGGTCACATTGCTGATTTGAGTAGCTTGACGAGTCCATGTACCGTAGGTAGCATTGTAGGTATACAGTATGTTGTTGACTGTAGCCTGTTGCCCGTTTACGGGGGTTGATGGAAATGCCATGTTTTCTTGCCTTTTATTTGTTCAAAGTATTTATGCTATAGCCCAAATTACCATGTGTATAAACCGGCTCTACGCCAGGTGTTTGGAGCAACACAAACATATACCCAAGCATTGTCCCAGGTGATTTCGCCGGTTTGGCCAGTGCTTGTAGGAGTGGCTGGGCTTTGAGTTTGCGTTATGCGGAAACGCTCAACTCTAAGAGTACCATTAAATTTGTCAAAAACAAAACCTGTATTAGCGCCAAACACAGCGTTGTCAAAAAACTGCACTTGGCCGTCGCCGCCCGCTATGTCATTTGAGGGCAAAATTGCTCGTAATGGCGTGCTAAAAAAGTCAACCCAATACTCACTGTTTCCATCATTTATGTAGCGGTACAGTATATCTGTGCCTGTTTGATACCACATGTCCCCAGGAGTAGGATTCAATGGAGGAGTTGTACTAGTAGTTGTTCTTAAGCCATTTTCTCCATATACCAGATTGCCTGTCACAGTAAAATCTGTAAAACTTATATTTGGTGTAAATCCAATGCTAATTGAGTTGCCTGATACTGTGGTTTGGATTTGATTAGGTACGCCCACTATTACCAAGGTATCGCCGCCGGTGACTGTGCTGGACCCAACATTGCCTTGCAATCCAAAACTGGTGCTTACAGCATTACTAGTAACACTAGTGACTCTGCCGTAATTGTCGACAACTAAGGTAGGAATACTGGTGGCGCTGCCATAATTGCCTGCTGCCACGCCTGTGGTGGTTAGATCCAATCCAACATTGAAACCGTTACTGATATTGGCAACAATATTAGTGGTGTTGGCCAATGTGGTGGTAATGTAAGGAGTTCCATTGGCAAATCTAAAAAATCCGCCAGTGACTGTTACATTACCAACTACATTCAGATCCCCAAGGTTGTCATAACTTGCAGTGACATTAGCCACACTAGCACTGGTAAGGTCGACCCAGAAATTACTAGTGCCATCATTGATGTATTCATACACCACATCAGTATCTGTTTTGTACCAGATATCGCCAACTACAGGCGCAGCTGGTGCACTGCTTTGAGCATACTTACGCAAACCACCGCCGGTAATATTTCCTGTTACAGAGACATTTCCGCCTACTGTAGCATTACCTGTGACATCCAAACTAGCAAGACTTCCAAATCCGCCGTTGTTGATTACTAGTCCACCAATGGTGGCAGTAGTTCCGGTTGCAATTAAATTACCATTTGTGACACTGAAACCAGTTGCAGAAATATTTCCTGCTGTTACGCTCAGCCCACCTGCTGAAAAATATTGGCCGGCGGCTGTGAGATTGCCCGTGGCTGTAACACCAAACACTCCTGGTACGCTCAAACTGTTGGCAATAGCAGTAAACCCGCCGGCACCTATACTGTTGGCACTGATAATTCCGGTGCTGATATTACTGCTTGTTAAATTTGCTGCAAATATTGCACTCTGAGCTAAAATATCTCCGCCAACTGATACATTGTTACCTGCAAATATGTTTCCTGTAATGCCAGCACCGCCTACTACTCGTAGAGCACCAGTGCTGTAACTGGTGGCTGCTGTGCCGCTGGCTATGGTGAAATCGCTGTTGATACTATTGTCTACAGAACTGTTGCTGACTGTTGCGCCAACATAGTCTACCCAGAATGTATTAGATCCATCATTAATATACTGATACAATACATCTGTGTCTGTCTTGTACCAAAGATCGCCTACTACTGGATTGAGTGGAGCTGTGGGGCTAGATGTTTTACGAATACCGCCACCAGTAACATTACCAGTGATGGTTAGATTTCCGCCGATGGTAGCTGAACCAATAACACCTAAACTGGCAATATTACCAAACCCGCCGTTTTCAATTACCAGTCCGCCTAGTTCGGCTCGTTGACCATATGCAGTTATGTTACCATTGGTTATTGAGAACTGCCAGCCGCCAATGTTACCATCCAGCGAAGTCATTCCTCCAGCTGAGAAATAGCTGCCACCGGATGTTAGATTGCCTCCAATGGATGCCAAACCAACTGCCAAAAGATTACCAACTGTGGTTATATCATTAGCTGCTGAGATTGCTCCATCCAAAACAGAAAAACCATTGGCTTGAATGTTTCCTGCAACTGATAAACTTGCACCTTGAATAGCACCATTACTTACTAGCAAGTTTACTGTTGCTGTGCCTGTAGTAATGTTGCCAGCATTGATATTGCCTGTAACGCCAACACCACCAATTACAGTTATTGCACCGCTTGTGGTGTTGGTGCTTGCTGTGCCCCCAACCACTGCTAGATCTTGTATGCTTTGTAAACTGGTTGGACTTGCGTTTGAAACTGTAGCACCAATATAGTCAATCCAATAGCTGTTTGTGCCATCATTGACATAGGTATAGTATACATCTGTGTCAGTCTTGTACCAAACATCACCAGGTACTGGATTCACAGGTGCCGTGGTACTGGCAGTTTTTCTTAGTCCGCCGCCAGACACATTGCCTGTTACTGCTAGGTCGCCGCCCACAGTAGCCAAACCAACAATGTCTATTCTGCCTGATAATAATGCACTGGCAGCATATATATTGCTAGAAAAGTTACCTTGCCCAGCCAAAAGATTAGCACCAGATATATTGCCGGTAACTGCTAGGGTTTGAGCAACATTGAGTAATCCGCCGATATAGGTAGCACCTGCAATGCCAGCACCGCCACGCACGACCAAAGCGCCAGTGCTGGTATTGCTACTTGCTGTGGTTGCATTTGCTACTAAATTACCAGACGCACTAATTATACCGCTGGCATTGATATTGCCTGTAATGCCAAATCCGCCTGAAACTCTTAGAGCACCAGTTTCAGTGTCTGTGCTTGGAGTGCCGCTGGTAATTGTAAAATCTACATTAGTGCTGCTGTCTACCGCAGCATTGCTGACCGTGGCCCCAACATAGTCTACCCAGAAGTTTGTAGTACCATCATTGATGTATTGATACAGCACATCAGTGTCGGTCTTGTACCAAAGATCTCCTACCACTGGATTCGCGGGTGCATTAATACTAGTGGTCTTGCGTATACCGCCACCGGTGACATTTCCTGTGATGGCAACATCGCCTGCGACATCAGCTCGGCCTGCAACAGCAAGATTACTTGCGCCTACAATGTTGCCGCCTACATTCAAACTGGTACCAATAATGCCGCTGGTGCCAACATTTAGTGTTGTGCCAATATTAGCACTGGTGCCTATCCATGCAGCGCCACCTATCCATGCAGCGCCACCTATTCCTATACCGCCTGTGCCGGCAATGACCACAGCACCAGTTGTGGTGCTTACGCTGGTTGTACCACTGTTGGCAACAATATTACCATTGGCAGATATCAATCCGCCGGCAAAAATATTTCCTGTGATGCCTGCGCCGCCTACTACCTGAAATGCTCCGCTTTCGCTATCTGTGCTAGCCGTGCCGCTGGTTATAGAAAAATCATATGCAACACCATAATCAAATGCAGCATTGCTTATGGTTGGGCCTACATAGTCAATCCAATAGTTACTGGTGCCATCATGCACATACTGATACAACACATCAGTATCAGTCTTGTACCAAAGATCGCCCACTACCGGACCAGCCGGAGCAGATACACTGGTTGTTTTACGAATGCCACCGCCTGTAACTCTGCCCACAACATCAAGATTGCCAGCAATGTCTGCTCTACCTTGCGCACTGATATTACCTAATGTATTGAAATTACCAACTACATTAGCAGTGGATCCAACATTGAGTGTAGACCCAACCAACATACTGGTTCCAACATTAAGTGTTGTTCCAATGTTTGCATTTTGGCCAATGAATACTGCGCCACCCACACCTAGCCCACCTGTGCCTGAAATTACTAATGCTCCGCTAGTGGTGCTGATGCTTGCTACTCTACTGTTGGCAATGATGTTACCATTGGCATTGATCAGACCGCCAATGAACAGATTGCCTGTGGCACCAATGCCACCAACCACAGTGAGCGCACCGGTATCACTGTCATAACTTTCAGTGCCGCTGGCTATTCTAAAATCGTTATTGACACTGTTCTGAACTGCTGCATTAGAAACAGTGGCGCTAACAAAGTCAATCCAATAGCTGTTTGTGCCGTCATTGACATAGGTATAGTATACATCTGTGTCAGTCTTGTACCACACATCGCCAGGCACTGGATTCACAGGTGCTGTGGTGCTGGCAGTTTTCCTCAGCCCGCCGCCAGACACATTGCCAGTAACTGCCAGGTCCCCACCAATGGTGGCTAGGCCAATTACATTTATACTAGCTAGATTACCAAAGCCACCATTTTCAATAGTAAGTCCGCCAACAATGGCTTTGCTACCAGAACTTAATACATTACCTACTGTGAGCACTCCGCCAAGCGCAGATAAACCACCTGCTGCAAAATAAGAGCCGCTTGCAGAAATATTACCGCCAATTGAAATGTCTGAACTGGCAAGATATGCAGTGACATTTGCATTTGAATATGTGCCTTCGTTGCCTGCAAGTATGTTTACACCATTGGCAAAAGTGAACAAACTACCACTCACAGTGCTTGCAGACACATTGCCTGCATTTATGTTGCCGCTGATGCCTGCACCGCCGGTTACTGTCAAAGCACCAGTTGTAGTACTGGCGCTTGGTGTACCACTTACAATAGACAAGTCTTGTAAACTTTGCGGAGATGTTGGCGAAGCATTGCTTACAGTTGCGCCAACATAGTCTACCCAGAAATTACTAGCACCGTCATTGATGTATTGATAAAGAACATCCGTGTCGCTCTTGTACCATAAATCTCCAACCACTGGATTTACCGGTGCTGTGGTGCTGGTAGTTTTTCTAATACCTCCGCCAGTAACATTGCCGTCAATCGCTAGATTACCTGATATGGTGCCGTTTCCGATCACGCTCAGGCCGGCCAAGTTACCAATGGTGCCGTTTTCTATGGTTAGTCCGCCAACAACGGCCAATGCTCCAGTGCTGAGAATATTGCCATTGGTTATGCTAAAATTATTTGTACTAAAAAACTGTGCCGATGAAACAATGTTGCCGCCAGCAAATGAGATTGCATTGGCTGCTAGATATGCTGTGACATTGGCATTAGAAAATGTGCCTTCGTTTCCAGCTAAGATACTCACACCGTTTGCATAGGTGAACAGGCCTGCGCTGATATTGTTGGCAGACACATTGCCTGCGTTGATATTACCGCTTACGCCTATGCCGCCAGTGACCACCAAAGCACCAGTTGTGGTGTTGGTGCTGGCAGTGCCGCTGACAATGGTTATGTCTTGTAAACTTTGAGGTTGTGTTGGACTTGCATTGCTTACCGTGGCACCCGCAATATCTATCCAAAAATTGCTAGCACCATCGTTGATATATTGATAATAAACATCAGTATCAGTCTTGTACCAAATGTCACCAACTACAGGGCTAGCAGGAGCAGTGGCACTACTAGTTTTGCGAATGCCGCCGCCGGTAACACGCCCAGTCACATCAAGATTGCCGCCAATGGTTGCAGCGCCAATTACCGAAAGACTGGTTAAGTTACCAATGCCGCCATCTGTTATGGTTAATCCGCCTATAATAGCAGTGTTGCCTGTGGCGGTGATATTACCGTTACTGACAGTGAGTCCAGCAGCAGAAAAATAAGTGCCGCCAGAAGTCAAATTGGCTGCTATTTGAACATTTTGAGCAAAGGTAGCTGTTTGTAGTACACTAAGATTACCACCAATGTTAACATTACCACCAACTCCAATACCGCCTTGGCCACGAACAACCATGCTGCCTGTTACTGTGCTGGTGCTGGTTACATTTTGATTGGCAATGATGTTTCCGCCAGAAACATCAAGATTGCCTTGCAAGTAGATATTGCCAATTACCCCTACACCGCCTGCAACTTGCAGTGCGCCGCTGGTTGCGCTGGTACTTGGAGTGCCACTTACAATAGCAATATCATTGAGACTCTGCTGATTGTACGCTGTGATGTTGGCAACAGTTGCACCTGTTACATCGACCCAATACTTGTTGGTACCATCGTTTACATATTGATAAAGTACATCTGTTCCCAGCTGATACCACTGGTCGCCTACTACTGGATTGCTAGGAGCATTGGAACTTATGGTTTGTCTTATGCTGCCGCCGGTGATGTTTCCAAGAGCTGTGATATCGCCGCCGGCCCAGATGTTGCCTCCAACGCCAATACCACCAATGCCTGGAAGAATTATTGCACCAGTTGTTGTGCTAGTGCTCGGAATACGGCTGTTGGCAACTATTGTGCCGCCGGCCCAGATGTTGCCCCCTACACCCAATCCGCCCGGGCTTGCTATACGAATAGCACCAGTGGTGTCACTGGTAGCTGTGGTATTTGATGAAATTACTAGATCTGTACCAAACTGTCCACCGCCAAAACTGACTGAGCCGCCAACATTTAGATTACCGGATATACCAACACCACCCACAACTTGTAGAGCACCTGTGTTTGCACTTGTACTATCTACGCCACTGTTAACTACCAAGGTACCAACGGTGGTGCTTGTAATAGGATTAACATTGGCAATCGTAGCGCCAGTGACATCTACCCAGTAACTGGTTGCACCGTCATTGATCCATTCATACAGTATGTCTGTGCCGGTCTGGTACCATTGGTCACCGTCAGCAGGGTCGGCTGGAGGGGTCGCCGATGTTGTGATTTGCGGAACTCGTTTACCGTTCTGAAACAGTGCTGTGGTTGTAACAAATAAATTTGGAACAATGATATTGCCGCTGGCAAAAGTCAAGTTGCCTGTGGCGTAATCAAAATTTGAAGTTGAGATGCCACCCAGCTGATTGTTAAGATTAGCAAATTGCAACTGACCAGTGCTGCCAGCTGGTTCAGCTGTGCTTACTCCAAAACTTAAATTTGTTGTGCCTAGGTCAATATTGCCGGTGGTCGTTAGTCTAAATGTTCTGCCACTGTTGACGGTGCCTTCTTCTACCAAGGTTATGATAGCTGGTGTGATTTTGCCTTCAGCAGACCCAGCATTGGCGTCTTTGGTTCTTTCCCAAATACCGTTGCTACCAGTACCAACAGCAATAACTTGATAGATACCATTTTGTGCAGCATTGGCCTGCGCACGAACCAGCACACGATCATAAAAGTTAAGACTAATACCATCTACTGTATTAGGCATTTGTGTCAACATCACATTGCCAATATCAGCAGTGGTGGCGACTCTAACGCTTTGCTTAAAGTCGGTATCAGGTATCTGACTATACTTGGGTCTAGTTAATGCCATGGCAGAACGGTCTCAATTTATACTATTTATGGAGACAGTATCCAAAAGAAATGTGCATAAAGAAAAAGGGCCTTGCGGCCCTTTTTCTGTTCTCCTCTGTTGCGGATTAGGCTTGAGATTCGATGTATGTGACTTGAATGTCAATGTTGGCTTGTGAACCTTGTGCAGGAACAATGTTAAACGCAACGATCTCGTTACCATTTGGAAAGAATCCAGTTCCTGGTAAAACAGCACCGCCAATCTCTTTAACATTGCGTAAGTCAATGAATCCAGAGTTTGTAGCACTTAATGGAATTGAGAACAACTGTTCACCGCCTTGTGCATATGGTAAACCATTGTGATGTCCTCTTGGACTCAAGTCAAACACCACAGAGTTCACACCCCACAAGTTGGTTGGCTTATCAGTTGCTGGGTACACATTGGCAACGAACTGTGTAAAGCTAGGCTGATTAAAACCACCTGTTTGTAGAGTACCACCTGGCTGGTTGAAACGAACATTCAACGGCTGCCAGTTTGCACTAATGATGTTGGTTGGATTCAACACCGCTTGTAACAAGAAGCGTGGCTTCAAGGTTGCAGCAGTGTCTGCAATGTTAACGAACATGTTCTGTAACAGCAACTGAGCACGGTTGATCAAGTCCTTGCTACCCAATTCGCCTGTGACAGCATTGGTAATAGCAGGTGCTAGTCTCATCATGAGCAGTGTTTGTACCTGTGTACCCAACACATTCAAGTTTGCCAAGTTGTATGTGAACTGATATGTACGATCCACATCAAAGCGTCCGTCTAGAATAACAGCTGATCCCCAGTGATTTAGATCTGGGCTGGCTGTGATACTAAACAATCTGCAGGTAGAAGTTTCTGAGTGTGATGCACCTGTGCCTTGTGGATTCAAACCCATGCTCATGGAACGAATTTGTCCAAGATTGTAGTTTGAAATCACTGCACTACGAGTTAGTGTACAAATGTTACCGTTGGCAGTAAAAGGACCTGCTGCGTAAGTAATTATCTCGTCGTTTACAATCACACTGACTGGTTGACTTGCGGTGGCCTGTGGAAAATCTGCATGAGCTGATGTCAAGGAAATATTTCCTGTTTCATTACCCACCAACGGCAATGCCAGTCTAGCAATTGCATTGGTTCTGTTGGAACTCATGTAACGAGCTGGCAAGTTACCTGAACGCATGAATGCTTCGTCGTTCACATTGTTGTTCTTCACACGATGTGCCCAGATCAGTTTGCCATCTGTGGCTCTCATGCCCCAGTCAATGAAACCAGCACCATACCAGGTGTACTGGATGGCCACCATCTGCATCTTGCTCTTGTCTAGCACATACCCACTTGGGCCAGTGCCGTCTAGTCTATCAAGATTGAACTGACTTTGCGGAACATTTAGAGTGTCAATCACACTCATTCTTGCCTCTGCTGCATTAACTGATCCGCGATAAGTTGGTGTGATGTACATTTCTGACTGACCAACAATGCGACTCACTGTGTGGTTCTGACCACGGATCACAATCTGATCACCCACATCTAACTGGTCCACAAATCTAGTGAATCTGTCGCCTGCTACCAAATGCTGGTTGATACCTGCGTTCACACGACCTAACACTTCGCGAGTGGCACTGCGACGACCCACTTTGACATTGATACCGTCGTATTCCCAGTACACGCCGTTTTGGTCATCAAACATGCCCACACGCACTCTAGCACCATGCCAGTTCAGCACACTGAACTTGGGGAATGTGCCATAAGTTGGAGTTGTGGCTCCCAGTAGGCTTTTTGCCAGCACTGTGAATGCTGATGGATTTACAACACTGTTTACCAAATAGTAATCGTTGTAACCAGTGGTGGTAATGCCAAACAAACCAATATTGGCACCAACTTGCAGGCCGTGCTCTAGTTCTGTGAGGATTGTAACTGTACTACCTATACTTGTACCGCCTGCTACCACATTGGTCACTGTGAACACTGGGCACATGCTGATACCTGTGGTAAACATCATGCCTTTACCAGATTGATAACGGAAGTATTTCTTGGTCTGACGAGCCACTTCATAACCAAAACTAGGAGCATTTACTCCAATATTGGTTCCGCCGTCTACTGGACGGTGCCGCACCAGACTGGTTGGGAACAGTGTGATGTTACCATTGATCTGACTCTGTGTGCCCAGTGCTGCTACCACAGCAAGTGCATTGGCCACTGTCGCGCCTGGCTTGGCCACAAAAGTAAATTGATTGCTGTAAGGCACGCTGTTGATAGCAAAAATACCCGACGCATGTGTGTTGGCATTCTGTGCGCCAAACAATTGAGTCTGTAGAATCATGCCTGGATACAGTCCATGTGGCTGTACTGTGGTAACAGTAATGGTGCTAGGTGTGCCCACATTGGACACAATACTAGCATACTGAATGTTGGCACCAGAATACAAACCACCCTTGCGAACCACCACATCGTTAGAAACAACAGGTGGGCTCAATTGATACCCAATGTCTCGGCTAGGAGAAACTTTTGGATAGAATGCCATGTAGTTCACATCATTGATGGTGTTGAAATAGATGCCTTCCACGTTGGCATTGTTCAATCCCAGTGTGGATACAAAACAGTTACCCACATTGGCCACACCAGCCACTGCTGCACTTAGACCATGCGGACCAGCGCCCTGAACAGATGACGGAACACCGTGAGCATTGGCGTTGATACCAATCACAGGCACGTTGACGTTGCCTGCCACAAACACACCAGCTGCTGTGACCACCAAGCTGCCTGCAGGTGCTGCGGTAATAGCTGTGGTGCCTAGACCGCTGCGAACCACGGTTTGAGAAGCGTCTTGCAGCGGGCTCACTGAAGTTCCGCGCAAAATTTCAATGTTCGAAGCACCGCCTAGCCCAGTACTGAGCTCACTGGCCATGTTGACCTTGGCGCAGATTGATCCTGGGTTGATGATTGGACTGGCGTTGGTGTTCATCCAGCCACGAGTCACCGTGAATGTACTGGTAACAGTGTCAATAGAATCCACACGGAACAGTTCCAGATTGGACGCAAAACCCACAGTAACATTAGAAGTAATTGCCTTGATTCTTGCGCCAACTGGCAAATTCTGCACTGAGTCGCTGTTGGTTCCCAACAGTCCACGTGTGATACCCAGTGCTGTTGTGCCGGCGCCTGCGTTAACACCTACCAATTCAAAAGTTCCACCAATAGCAGTTTCAACTGCTAAAACCACAGCCTGTGGTACGGCAAGAGCAACGTTGGTAGCCAATGCACTTGCACCAGCGGTAACTGCGGTGGTGGCCACAGTGGCCACATCGTTGTCAGGCAGCGTGACAATCACGCCAATGTCGCCTGCGTTCCAGTTAGCTGTGCTGAGCACTGTGAATGTTTTTTGTGCAGGACCACCATTGGCCAGTGTTACATGTCTAGCTCCAGTGGTCACAGCAGCGTTGCCTACCCAGGTGGTGCCTCGTGGATGGCTTCCGCCCAGGGGCTGGTTAATAACAATCTTGTAGTCAAACGGATTGTGGAACGGACCTGTGTTGCCCTGATAACTGATAGGAAAGCCTAGTGGGAAGTTGGTGGTGGTGACCGCAGGTGTAAAACCTTGGTTCAACAGTTTGAATGCTGTTCCGCCAGCACCAGTGGCAGTAATGTTACCGCTGGAACCTGCTGTCATCATGGTAGCATAACCAAAAATGTTGGCCTGCACATCAGTACCTGGCACTTCATAGGTCATGGAAGTCTGGAATCCAGCAGTGAAACTGGCCCACTTGGTTTGCTGCAAACCGTACTCAAAGTCTGCGTCAATCAATGATTCTGGGAGTCCTATGCGCTGACGCTCAACAGCATCAATTCCAAAATCGTGTGTACGAATTCTCAGTTCCACTGTTTCTACAAAAATTTGCAGCCGGTCATTGGCGTTCATTGCACTGGTGTCAAGATCCAGTGTTATGGTAGTCACGCCATTTTGCGCCCCAGGGAAAGTGGTTGTATCCGTCGAGGCATAGCTAAGGGCGCCGCCGCGTGTGCTGTCGCTGAAATTGTAGATCACCTGATTTGTGGTCACATTGGTGATCATTAGAATGTCTTTTAGCTGATATGGATCAGCTATCTTCACTGTGCCGGCGCCGCCTGCACCTGGAGTAAAGATGTAATATTGTATCGCTTTTCTTGCCATTTTGGTCTACCTTATGGTTAATATGCTTCTTTTATTTATACACCGAACACTATTCCAATGGAATCAATGTAGCTTTTTGGCATGATTGAGTTGCTTTGGAATGTTTGGGTAGCCAAAATTACATTGGCCAACGTAACGCCATCAAACGTGCCAACTGAGGAAAAATTCGCAGTTCCTGTAAAAGTGGAATTGCTAAGAGTTCCACTGTTTACTGTGGGGCTTGTTAGTGTTTTATTGGTAAGTGTTTGGCTGGAATTTACACCAACCAGTGCAAATCCGCCTGCTGTGGAGCCGTCGTGAACACGCAACACATCCAAGGTTGTGTCCACTGTGACTTCGCCCACCGCACCTGTAAAACTGTTGTTTTGGGAGCTTGTTCCTCTTCGGAACTGTACTTGTGTTGGCATATCTTAACCGACTCCTGATAGTGTATTATTGGTATTTATGTTAACTCGCCTAGATCCGTGGTTTCAACATACCCAGATGGCTCCATGCAATCGTAAATGTCATAGGATGTGCCCGAACTTTCTTGTAACACTGCACCAAAAGCGTCTTGTACAGGTGCTATGGTCACCGGACCCGACGATTCTGTAAAAGTTGTCAGTGTTCCGTCTATAGTAATTTGTGTCACCGCGTAATCTCCACCTGGAAAATACAAAGTAGTAGAATTTATGAAACCCTGATTGTTACTAGGGCTGGTGATAATATTATCTGGGCCAGAATTAGCGTAAATGATGTTTCCGCTGGTACGAATATCACCATTGGAAGCAAACATGGTGATTGGACCGCAAACGATCCCTTCATCAATTACAAACTTGCTGTTAGCCATAATACTGTTGTTCCTATATGTTATTTATGAATTTTGGATCAGTAAGATTCCCATTCCTGATATTTGCTCAACATATCAGCTCTTACTTTTACTTTGTTACCTGTGCTGTTGCCTGTGTAATACAAATTCACATTACCGCTGCTGAGAGCCACACTTACATTGCCCAATGGTGCAGCATTTGCCAAGGTACTGATCATGTTGTATTGAGTTCTGTAGGCAGTTGTGTCATTGTGAATGATCAAAACTTCACTTACTTCATGTGCAGCTCTTGTGGCGTTTTGCACCTGTACCATGTATTTGGCACTGCGATATCTATCGGCCTGGAATGTGTGAATCAGTACTGGGGTTGTGTTCACCGTGACTTCTGTGGTGCCGCGCCAGCCCACAGTGTGGTCGCTCTTGAATAGCACACTGTTGGCACTGGCAGAACCATTTGCACCTGTTATCAACACTCCTTCGTCAAGAGCTTGAACATTTACTAATCCAGTGACAGCAGTGAAACCAGCTGTGGTTGTGAGAGCAATAAGTCTGGCGCTGATCACATCGCCCGGTGCTGGTGCTTCAGTAAAGGTCACTACATTGCCAGAAATACTGTAAGCTGCCACCGGTTGTTGCAGAGTACCGTTGATGGCTACAAAAGTACCTGCAGTAGTGGCCAAACGACTTAGTGTGTACTGAGTTGTTAATCCGTCACCAGAGAAAGTGTCTGCCACAATGGTAGATGTTAGAGCTGCTTGTGGCTGGAACCATTTGGCACCGTCCCAGTATTCAATATCATTGGCAATGGTATTGAATCGTATCATGCCTGGGCTTGTTGAACCATAGCCAATGAATCCAGGTCGCTGTGCTTCAGTGCCTCTTGGCAGTAGCAAGGAATCAGTACTGTTGATTTGCAGCTTGGCGCCAATCACAAGATTAGCTGCCACAGCACTGTTACCAATCAGCACTTGATTATAGGTGCTGCTGGTGCTGGCCCATACTAGCGTTGAGTCGTTGCCGCCGCGAACATAAAAGTCTCTATTGTGATTCTGCTGGTCGTTGATACGAGCACCTTCGCTCACATTTAGATTACCACCAATTGCTGTGCCGCCCTGCACATACAAGGCACCACTGGAAGTGGTTGTACTGGTGGTACTGTTGGCAATTGCCACTTGCCCAGTAAATGTTGTTTTTTGGTTGTTGTCCACACGAACTGCCAACGAATGATCGCTGTTGTCGCGTTTGGTCCAAATTTGTAATTCACCACCAATACCACTGGCAGCAGCGGTAGTACCTTGTGCTACTGTTCTGATGCCAGTGATTTCATTGTATTGACTGGTGTAAGCGTAAGCACCAAAGGTGCCAATTACATCGCCATCCTGTGAGTTGGCGGGTGAGTGTCCTGTGCCTCTGCTGCTAGATATTGTCCAACCAGGCAACTGTCCTACGGTGTTGGCTGTGATAGCACTCTGTGGTACATAGCTATCGCCCTGATAATAGATGTTAAAGGTATCTGTACCGCCAAAGTCGCCGTTGGTACCCACATGAAGTCCAACTGTGCTGAATGTGTTGCCTGTTTGTCTCTGGAAGTTGAAATCAAGATTACGCTGATCAACTGACAAGTTTCCACTTGGACTAATAAACAGCACAGAATTGCCAGCAAACGCCTTCATTACCAAATCTTGACCAATGTTGGCAGCAGTGAACGCTGCCTGACGAGGAGTGATGTTGCCAATGAAGATATTGTTCATATCTCCTGGCAAACCAGGATTCAATATCAAGTTGCCCGAAGGTGAAATGTTACCACTGCCGCTGCCTAGAATGGTTATGGTGTTGGTAACTGTGAGATTGGTAAATGTGGCTGGCACAGGAGTACTG